CCATGCCAACGTCCGCTCCATCATCGGCACCGGCCGCCGCAACGGCTTCTCCGCCTTCGTGGCCATCGAGCGCGCCCTGGCCGGACAGCCGATCTTTGCCCACTGACCAACCCGGTGAGCAATTACCTTTCAAAGAAAAATTTCACGGAATTCGCGTTCCGCTCTCAATCGAGCAAAAAGGAGAAGGCGTATATCTCTGTCGACGGCCCGCAAATGTTGGCTTGCCGCTACCAGTCGACCATCACTGGATCAGAACTCGAAAATATGAAACGGGGATGGGTGCAGATTGCCCGGTTCCAGGGCAAGGTTGCTCAGACCGGCCGTATGCAACGACCAAAACGGCCGACCATACTGGCCAGTCCGAGTCGTTGAATGCCGAGTGTGAACTGGTTTACAATGTGGACCAAGGGTGCGTCGAAGGTCGGATCATGCCGGGCCAAGCGACTGGTTATTGGACACCCTTCAATCAGTGCCAGAGCTTTGCAAGCAGGGTGATCTTTCTCTGTCGAAAAAAGTGAGAATAAAATGTCACTATTGCGGATTGCTCTGGGCACTCTTCTAATAATCATACTTGGCTTGTCTGCAACGTCCCTCACCTATTATACGTGGATCAGCGCAACTCCGGACATACCGCCAGAGAACATCGCAAAATACGAAAAATACGCGCACATATCATTCATTATTTCCCTCATATCATTAGCGTCAGGAGGCTACCTACTTCTGACGGGGCTGTTTCCGCAGATGAAGATTCCTCCACCATATTGGGCCGATAAGGGCAAGTCCAATTCTGAACGCGGTCCTGCACCGGATAAGCTTGACCAACGTTAGTCCAAAACTTGCCCAACGACAGAGCCGGCGACGAACACGGCTCCATCCGCTGTCCGCATCTGAGCCGTGATCACCGCCGCTTGATCCGATCCAGCAGGTCGATCTGGGCGGCGATCTGTTCCGGAGTGATGGCCAACACCTCCTGGTGGCCGATCCTGCTCGACACGCGGACGCGATAGCCGCCGGCACGGCGCTGGCGCAGGGTGCGCTTCGTCCAGGTCGATGCCTTGATCAAGGCCCGCGCCGCCGGCGACATCTCGCGCAGCGATCTGGTCGCCGAACTCAAACGCCGTGGGGTGCTGGGCGAAGGGTGACGGCGCGAGCCGGGGCGGCGGAAGAGGCCGCCTCGGCTCTTGCGATGGAGGAGGGGAGCCGATGAAAGAGGATTGGCAGTATGCGGCGGATTTCTGTGATAAAATGCGGGATGCCGTAGGGGCCGCGGTTGGTTTGCTCAAGGAGGAGTTGCTTGCCGGCGTTCAATCCGCCAAGACACCGGGAGCGCTCGCGCAGGCATTGAGGCAATTAGCTGCTCGACAGGGAGACAGAATCACCTGGAACATGATCGTACAGGGCGCTCAGGTCTACACCATGGAGGCAGTTGCCTCATACATACTCGCAGAGATGCTCACGAACAGTGCATCTCGAGAAATGAACTTGACGGCTGAAGCAAACCGTTCCGCTGCCAACGCCCTATCATTCACGTCCGATTACGTCGGCTACAAGCTCGTCGCCTACGCCGTATTTTCCTATCGAGTTGGGCCGCGCATGGGGAAGGACCAAACAAAGCCATTCATTGGAGAATGGGACCACAAGCAGCCGATCCGCTTGAACTATGGCATGTTCTCATATGACTCAATGACGAAGCGTCTCTTCTTCTATGATATATGGTCAAATATTCATTATGGATATGTCGGACTGGCGGCAGGCTTCTCAGAGAATGAACTTACCACCGGGGCTAAAGCCGCCAACCTCGCGTCTAGCCTAGGGATGTCAATTCTGCAATATGGCCAGGCCGACGACCCCAGGGATCAAGCCGCAATCGCCCTTGGCATGAACTTATGGAAACAATCCGGGCCATCTTTAGATTTGCAATCGTTGCTTGACTCGATACGCGACTCAGCCTCACAGTTGACCACATTTGAGTGCGATTGTTTTTCAAAAGGTGGCATATGAATATGGGCACGCGGCACAATGGCCGCGGCATTTCAAGGGCTTTCGTCGTCATCGCAATCTTTGTCGTGGTGCTTCCGCTATCGGCAATGCTGGCTTCTGCATTGTTGCTTGCACTGACCGCGCCGCCCCCCGATGAAGAAATGATTCGTTTTTTGGACGAACACCGCCCGCAGTTGGAAGCTCTGGTGCGGCGGGCGCGGGGAGAAGCTGTCCTGAGTGGCGGTGGCACGGAAATGTCGTATGCGGAAGAAATGCGCCGTCTAAGCATCGCCGCCGGAGGAGTTACGGTTACCGGCGCCGAACATGACCGGTTGGAACTCAGCGCCGGCACCTTTGGTGGCGGAGGCCGATGGAAAAGCTACGTCTACTATTTCAACCCGCGGCTAATGCCGCCGGCCGTGATCGACCTGCATGGACCCGACGCGCCGGATCTGGCGCACGCCATTATGTGCGCTCCCGACCGGCGTCCGGATCTGCGGGGGCTTTGCACCCAGCGAACTTCGGTCAATGACCTAGACGTCCTGTTACGCCACAGCGCATTTTACGACACTTGGGAGGCTGAACGACCGATCAATGCGCACTGGTCGATCCGCGGCATTCACTTGAAGCGGTAAACGTGACCCGAAGCAGCGCTCTTTCACCGGCGACGTTCGAATGCGATGACATCTGCGCTGCCGCCAGACAGGCAGCCACCAGCTTCCTTTACCTTGCCGCGTTTATCTTGCTGTCGCATATGATCATATTCTGGAAGATACTGATCGGCCTTGCCGCCACGATAATCGTTCTGGTCGGCGCCCCCCTCATCCTGCCGATGGCCCCCAGCGATGCCGAGGTGATCGCCCATTTCCAGGCGCACCGTGCGACCTTCGAGGAAATCGTGCGGTGCATTTCCGGCACAGCGGCCCTACTTTGGCAGTTGGAAAAGAATGCGACAGACCGGAACGCCGCTCTTGGCCTGCGTTCATATTTGCCGTCCGATGAGGAGATGATCACGCATTATTACGCACATAGGGACAGCTTCGAGGCTCTTGCCGATGCTATGCGCAGCCTCCCGGGACACGACGACAATCGCCATGGACTTCGAGCGTGGGGCGGTTCCATCATCATCGGGCGGCGTTCGAAGAGGTCGCTGACATCGTCAAGGACGACCGCAACCTCGTCTTCGTCAGTGACGACGATATTCAGTCGTTTCACCCTGTTGACCCGGCTCGGCTTGCCCGGCTTCGCGAGTTGTTGGGCCGGATCGGCGCCCTGGCCCTGCGCCAGGACGGCGCCGCCGGATCAATGACGATCATCTACCGAATGGCCGACGGACGATGGGAAAAAGGCTATCGCTATTCGGAGCAGCCGCAGGTCGGAACCAACGATCAGCCCCTTGACCAGATTTACGCTTCCTCGCGCCACCCCCGCGCCTGGTCCGCCGAGCGGGCGATCGACGGACACTGGTCCCTGGTGGTCCGGGTGGAGGAATAGCCAACCGAATTCTCGCGACATAAGGAAACATCGTGATGACGGATACCGATCAGGTTTCCATCGGCATTCTGGTCGATGTGTCCCAGGTCGAGGCCGCGGCGACCGCGCTCGAGCGCCTGGGGCAGACCGGCGACCAGGCCGGAGCATCGATCGCCACCCTCACCTCCTCCTCCGACAACGGCACCGCCTCCCTGACCGTCTTCGCCACCGAGGCCAAAACGGCGGCCGCCAGCCTGGGCAGTTCCGCCACCGGCGGCTCGGCAGCGACGGGCAGCCTGACCGAGGCGGCGGACAAGACCATGACCAGCCTGACCCGCTCGGCCAGCAGCGCCATGGCCTCGGCGCTGAAAAGCGTGGTGATCGACGGTGCCTCGTTCAGCGATGCCGCCGCCACCCTGTCGACCCGGCTGGCCTCGACCGCCTTGACCTCGGTCAGCAGCAAGATGTTCGACAGCCTGCTCACCAGCCTGGTGGGCAATGTCACCGGCGCGGCATCGGGCTCGGGCGGCTGGTTGAGCGGACTGTTCGGCTTCGCCAATGGCGGCATCATGACCAGCAGCGGACCGGCGCCGCTGCACGCCTATGCGAGCGGCGGCGTCGCCAATGAACCGCAATTGGCCCTGTTCGGCGAGGGCGCCTCGCCCGAGGCCTATGTGCCGCTGCCCGACGGCCGCAGCATTCCCGTCACCATGAGCGGGACCGGCGGCGGCGCACCGCCGGTGGCGATCCACATGACCGTCAATGCCCAGGACGCCGCCAGCTTCCGCCGCTCCGAGGGCCAGATCGGCGCCGCGGTGGCGAGCAAGCTGCAACGCACCCTGCAACGCTACGGATGAGCCGATGACCGTCTATCACATCGACACCTCGGCCTTGAGCGAGGCCGGGGCCTGGTGCGCCCTGCGCCATCCCGGGACCGGCCAGCCCTTGACCAGCGGCGGCCGGCCGGTCCGGGTTCTGCTCGCCGGCCCCGACGCCCCGCGCTTCCGCACCGCCCGCCGCCACGTGCGCGACGCCCTGCTCGAGCGCCTGGCCGCCGCCCGCGACAAGGACGACACCGCCGCCCTGGCCGAGCTGGAGGCCGAGGCGGAACGCGAGATGGCCGCCGCCCTGACCCTGGCGTGGGAGAACGTGCGCCTGCCCGACGGCGAGCCCCTGGCCTGCTCGACCGACAACGCCCGCCGGCTCTACCGCGACCTGCCGTGGCTGCTCGCCCAGGTGGGAGGCTTCGCCGCCGAGCGGGCAAATTTCATCACGGCCTCCGGGAACGGCTGACACGCAGCCTGGTCGCCCATGCCCGCGCCCGCTTCCGCCTCGCCCGGCGGACGCCGGACGGCGCGCAGCTGCGCGACCACCTGGAGGCCCTAGCCCGCCGCACCGGCCACCGCCCGCCCCTGCTCAGACCGCCGCCGCTGCCCCCCGAGGCAGCGCATGTCTGGGAATGGTTCCTGTCCCTCCACCCCAGCCGACCGCCCAACCGCCCGTTGGGCTTCGCCGACCTCGACGCCTGGAGCCGCCTGAGCGGGGAAACCCCCGCCCCGTGGGAAGTAGCGGCGCTACGCGCCCTCGATCAGGCGTGGCTGGAGGAACTGCAGCAACGATAACGGAGAGATGACCATGCGCGTCAGTGCCTATACCCGCACCGTCAACGGCCATGCGGTCGCGGTGTCGTCCTATGACCGGGCGGATACCTCGGGCGCGGCGGCGGAACCCCGGACGCGCCAGTCCGGCCTTGAGGCCCCGCCGGCGTTCAAGGCCGCCTATTTTAAAAGCAGGAACCCGCCGGGAACCTGGGACGGTTTCGTGACCGCGCTGGAGCAACGCAAGGATCTGGGCGCCAACCGGATCTTCGCCTATGCCCTGGTGTTCGGCGCCGAAGGAGGTGTCGCCAAGGACCCGACCAGCACCGCCTCAAGCGGGATTCTAGCCCTGACCCTCGGTGACCTCAAAGCCAAGGGGTATATCCCCGCCGACTCCTCCGTGCAGTCGGTGACCGCGCCGCGCGAGCTTACCCTTGACCAACGGGTCACCGTTTATGACGCCTATTTCAATCAGCTGTTCGCCAAAGCCGGTGGCGCGGCGATCCTGGACCAGCTGCCGGATCGCGAGATCGCCGCCGCGGTCGCCGATACCATGATGCGCGACGGTATTCAGGGTGGCGCCCATTTGATACAGCGCTCTATCAACAAGGTTCGGATGGCGAACAATCAAAGCGCGCTTCGCATAACGAACGCATTCGACAGCGACACCTTGAGCTATCTCTCGCGAATGACGTCCGAAAGGGACTCATCTCGGTTCCTAAATGAGTTGGCAGACATCAGGACATCTAAGGACCGGTCAAACGAAAATAGTCGATACAAGTATTTCACCTTCAACAGACAGAACTAATCCCACCCCGCATACAAAATAACCCACCTAAAATTTATCCGCCGCAAGAAATACATCCAACGCATTCCAAGCGGGTCACCACAATCATCACTGTATTCAAAGCAGTCGCGAACGCTCACATCCACCCGAAGGTCGCCACGTCTCCATCGGTACAAAACATTCTCTCTGCGCCCAATGACCTGAGACTTTCGCACAACCCACTGCGATGAGAGGATCCGGTATTTCGTCCAAAACGGTTGGTTCTCGCCTTCCTCTCGGTAGGAGAATTTCAATCCGGAAGCAAGAATGCTCCGACATTTGCGGGTCTGGTCCCCGCGCAGCAGACAAGCAATGTCCGTTTCGACGACACAGATGGGATCCGACAGGTCGCCCAGGCAGCGCGAGGTGGTGGTGGCGTCGTCATGGGTCATCCGCCGCCAGACATCGGGCGGGTCGGGCTGCGGCAGCGGCTCGCGCCCATCCGCGGCCGACGTTGTCGCCGACAGCATCATAAGCACAAGAGCACCGATCCGGCATCGCACCACCCGCACCGATGCCTCCTCCACCCGCCACATACCCGCAACTGTAACCGAGTGACCTGCGCCTGTCTCTGGTCCTTCATGGCCATGCGCACCGCCGCGCCCCCCGCGCCCACCTGGCCCTGCGGGCGCGCGACCGGACATGGCGCAAGGAACTGCAGCAACGATAACGGAGAGATGACCATGCGCGTCAGTGCCTATACCCGCACCGTCAACGGCCATGCGGTCGCGGTGTCGTCCTATGACCGGGCGGATACCTCGGGCGCGGCGGCGGAACCCCGGACGCGCCAGTCCGGCCTTGAGGCCCCGCCGGCGTTCAAGGCCGCCTATTTTAAAAGCAGGAACCCGCCGGGAACCTGGGACGGTTTCGTGACCGCGCTGGAGCAACGCAAGGATCTGGGCGCCAACCGGATCTTCGCCTATGCCCTGGTGTTCGGCGCCGAAGGAGGTGTCGCCAAGGACCCGACCAGCACCGCCTCAAGCGGGATTCTAGCCCTGACCCTCGGTGACCTCAAAGCCAAGGGGTATATCCCCGCCGACTCCTCCGTGCAGTCGGTGACCGCGCCGCGCGAGCTTACCCTTGACCAACGGGTCACCGTTTATGACGCCTATTTCAATCAGCTGTTCGCCAAAGCCGGTGGCGCGGCGATCCTGGACCAGTTGCCGGATCGCGAAATCGCCGCCGCGGTCGCCGATACCATGATGCGCCATGGCCTCGCAGGCGGCACCTACCTGATCCAGTATGCGATCAACCGGGTGCATCAAGCGAATAACCAGCCCGGAGTTCGGGTCAGCAATATTTTCGACCGTGATACGTTCGACGCCATTCAGCGGCTTCAGAGCGAAAGGGACAAGACCCGTTTTCTGACAAACCTGTCGGGGTTGCGGAAGGGAAAGTCTCTTAGGGAAGAAGAACGCTTCAAATATTTCACCTTCGGCCGTTAATAGGGAGCCCGCAGTTCCTCCCAGGTCATCAGCACCCAGCGGCTCGGCCCCACTCGCCGCAGAAAATAATTCATGAGAGAACCGAAGGGATCGCCGCAGTCTCCGTCCAGCTGGAAGCACTCACGGAGGTCGACGTCAACCCGCAAATCGCCTTGGTGCCAGTGATAGACAATCTCGCCCCGCCCGTTTGTAACCTGTGAAGCCTGCCTGACCCATTGCACCGAGAGAACGCGATATCGATGCCACCACTGCGGCGGCGCTCCGGAATAGATGTCGGAAAGCCTGGAGGGATCCAATTGGATGCGGCGACACTTCGACACCATGCGTGGCGCGGTTTCGCCTCGGAGAAAGCAAGCGATGTTCGTCTCGACGACGCAGATGGGATCCGACAGGTCGCCCAGGCAGCGCGAGGTGGTGGTGGCGTCGTCATGGGTCATCCGCCGCCAGACATCGGGCGGGTCGGGCTGCGGCAGCGGCTCGGCGCCGCCGGCAACCGAGCCGGCTAGACACAGGGCGAGAACAAGGGACAACGGTAGCACCCGCATCGACGCCTCCCTCGCGGTGCCGGTGCGGGCATAGAACCCGTTTTCGGCTGTGCCGCCCATAGTATTTCGTTGTTTGATCGCCGCCAATCCTGCAACCGCGAGGCGGCACACCGCCCATCACCCATTCGGCATGACCGCTGCCCCTCCCCTGCCCTTGAAGAGTCATGACCGGGGAGACGAGAGCGCGGCAATTGCCTCCGCCATCCGACCGGCCCCGCCCCCGTCGCGCCCTGGCGCGCGCGGTCGCGGCCGTGCGGGTTCACCCCAACAGAAGGGAACACCATATGACTTGCATCCTGAATGCCAATGCCTGCAACGGGCCGGGCCAGACCCTGACCGGCAACTTCTCCGCCGCCGGCCAGGGCGCGGCAGTCGATGTCTCCGGCCGCTTCAACATCACCCTGTGGGGCAGCTTCGCCGCCACGGTGCAGATCGAACGCTCGTTCGACGGCGGCCTGAACTGGCATCCCTGCACCTTCAGCGACGGCACGGCCAACACCTGGACCGCGCCGATCTCCATCGTCGCCGACGAGCCCGAGGCCGGCGTGCGCTATCGCCTGGCCTGCACCTCGTACACCAGCGGCACCGTCAACTATCGGGTGAGCCAATGAGCATCTTCAAGGAAGGCCGGAAGGCCGCAACCGGCGGCTCGGTCGCACTGAGCGACCAGCCGGGCAACACCCTCGGCACCGCCGCTCCCGGCACCAGCAGCCTGGCGGCGCACGGCGACCACATTCATCCCCTACCGACCGCCGCGGATATTGGCGCGGCCGCGGTCAACCACACTCATCCGGTGTTCGTCGGTGATGCCGGCAGCGGCGGGACGGCGGGTATCGTCCCGGCCCCGGCGGCGGGCGATGCCGCGGCGGGCAAGGTGCTGAGCGCGGCCGGCACCTGGGTGGCCCAAAGAGGCGGCGTCGTCCCGGGCAATGTCGCCCAGACTTCCACTTCACTGGCCAGTAGTGCGGCGGCTCTGGTGCCGTGCGACAGCGATGCCGCCATCGTTCAGGTCCTGAAGTTCGTGCCGGGGAGCACGGTGACCGACGCCAGCCTGGATTTCGATGCCTCCGACGAAGCCGCCTTCCTGCAGGAGGATGCCACCACCGGCACAGACTTTGTCGGCGGCATCGTCATGCTTCATGGAACCGCTGCCGGCCCGTTGGCAACATGGTCGACCTCTGACAAGGCCTCGAGCATTATCCTGTCCAACGGCAACCTGACGGCCAACAACTGGGTAAACTTCCAGAGCGTGCGCGCGACGGTCGGACTGACGACCGGAAGGTTCATGTTCGAAGTGCGGGCCGACAACGCGGCAACCAATGGCCGCGTCAAGATCGGCATCGGCGACAGTCAGGCGCCGGTGACGACTGCGTTCTGCGACACCAGCCACGGCATCGGCTACTACGACTACGGTACCATTCAGCAGGGCTGCGGAGGCACGGCCGGCCTGGGCGTCGCGAACTACACCTCTGGCGACTACATCCAGGTTGCGGTCGATGTGGATGCCAAGTCGGTATCCTTCTACAAAAACGGCGTCTTGCAACGTGCCTATTCCTATGGCACGTCGCTGGTCGGCGCCATCTTCCCGATGGCCTGCGGCTATACGACGACCAATCAGGTGACTCTCAACTCCGGGCCGACCTTCGTTTACCCGATCGCCGGTTATCTTCCCTGGCGTTCCATGACCTACCCGACATCGCAGTCCTATTACGTCACCACCAGCGACATCAACCACATCAGCCTGTCCAACGTCGACAAGATCAACAGTGCGGCGGTCACCTGCTCGAGCCCGAACGGTACCACGATCAAGTCCCTGGTTTCGTTCGACGGCCGTGCTTCCTGGAAAAAGTGGGACGGGGCGGCCTGGGTCACTCAGGGCAACGGCCTGGATGACCTGCAGACGGGCAACACTGTCAGCGAAATCACCACGGGGCTGGCCAACCATCTGGTCGGCGCGGGCGAAACCTATCTCGATTTCGCCTTCGACCTGGCGAGTTCCGACCCCGCGCTGACACCGTCGGTCGACCTCATCACCCTTGGTCTGACGCTGACCGGATCTTTCCATGTGGCCAAGATGGGGCCGCTGGGCGGGACCGACGAGTTTGGGGTGCAGTTCGAACCCGGCCTGGTCCAGGTCAAGAACCAGTCGGGCGCAAGCCAGATGATCAAGATCAACCTCATCTAGATCTGCGCCGTGACGCATAGCAGGGGGCGGCCTTTCGGCCGCCCCTTTTCTTTGGCGAAACGCCCCATGACCAGGACATCACCATGAGCAAAGGCAAAGCCTTCGCCCGCTGCAAGCCGCGCGGCGGCCGACGCAAATCGCGCCCGGCCGCCTCTCCGTAATCTCCAACCCGGAGCCCCCATGTTCGACTTTCCCCCCAGCATCGCGTCGGTGGACGCGGTGCCGGAACCCTATCGCGCGCTCTATGCCGAGAAGGATGGCGCATACCAGCTCGATGAGGCATTGGCCAAGAAACTGGATGTTTCCGGCCTGACCTCGGCGCTCGACAAGGAGCGCAAGACCGTCCGCGACCACGAGCGCCAGCTCAAGGCATGGACGGCGCTGGGCGGCTCGCCGCAGGAGGTGGCGCAGCGCCTGGGTGGCGCGGCCGCTCCGGCGGCCCAGGCGGCCATCCCCGACGCCGAACTGACCCGCATCCGCGGCGCCCTGGAACGGCAGTTGGTGGATGCGGCGGCGACCGCCGAAATCGCTTCCCAGCGCGGTGCGGCAACGCTGCTGCTGCCGCATGTCCGCTCCGCCTTGCAGGTGGTCGAGGATGAAGGCGGAAACTTCGCCGTCCGGGTGGTCGATGCCGACGGCACCCCGCGCCGCGATCCGCGCGGCGGCTTCATGACCGTCAAGGACCTGATCGGCGAGATGCGCCGGTCACAGGATTTCGCCCGCGCCTTCGACGGCGCCGGCGCCAGTGGCGGCGGGATGTCGCCCAAGGGTGCCGGCGGCGGGATGCCCGGCACCTATGCGCTGACCCGCGAGCAGGCCCGGGATCCGGCTGCCTATCGCAAAGCCCGGGCCGAAGCCGCGCGCCTGGGCCAGCAGCTCGCCATCATTGATTAACCCCGCACTCCCGAACGGAGACGCCACCTCATGACCAACACCCTGTCCGTCTACGAACCCATCTTCTACGCCCAGGAGGCCCTCGGCCAGCTGGAGAAGGCCCTGGGCATGGCCAGCCGCGTCCATCGTGGCTACGACAAGATCCCGCAGCAGAAGGGCTCGATCATCTCCATCCGCCGCCCCGGAGCCTTCACCGCCCAGGACGCCCCGTCGGCGGCCCAGGACATCGAAGCGGGCGAGGTCCAGGTGCGCCTGTCCAACTGGAAGGAGGTCAAGTTCTCGATGACCGACCGCGAACTTGCCGGCTCGGGCGAGGTGATCGTCGCCGACCACATCCGTCCGGCGGCGGTGGCCCTGGCCGACGCCATCGACCAGTCGCTGTGCGCGCTCTATGCCGATGTGCCGTGGCACCACGACGTCGCCGGGACCGCCGGGGTCGCCGACATCATCAGCGTGCGGCGGCAGATGTTCGACAACAAGGTGCCGCTGCGCGACCCGGCGATGCTGCACTGGATGCTGGACGGCGACATGGAGGCCGACCTGCTGTCGCAGTCGGCCTTCACCCAGTGGCAGGGCGCCGGCACTGTCGGCGCGCAGTCCCAGGTGTCCGGCGTGCTCGGCCAGCGCTTCGGCTTCAACTTCTTCGCCAACCAAAACGTCCGCAGCCATGCCGCCGGCACCCTGTCGCAGGCCACGCCGTCGCTGCAGGGCGGCCACGCCAAGGGCGCGACCAGCATCACCCTGGCCGCGGCGACGCTGACCGGCAGCCTGAAGAAGGGCGACACCCTGGTCATTGCCGGCAACGACCAGCGCTATGCCGTGACCGCCGACGCCACCGCCTCGGGCAACGCCATCACCGTGACGGTGACCCCGGCGCTGGTCCAGGCCTATCCCAACGCCGCCGCGGTATCGGTCAGCCTGGATGATCACGCCGCCTCGCTGGCCTTCCACCGCAACGCCTTCGCCCTGGCAATGGCACCGCTGTCGGAGCTGGGCAACCAGCTGGGCGCCCGCATCGCCACCGTCACCGACCCGGTGACCGGCCTGACCCTGCGCTCCCGCCTATTCTACGACGGCAACAACTCGACGGTGTTCGTGGCGCTCGACGCCCTGTGGGGCGTCACCACCCTCGACCCCAACCTGGCCGTGCGGGCGCGCAACTGATTGTGACGAGCGCTCTTTAGGCCCTCTCCCCCTGCGTCATACGTCAGCCATCATCCCCGCGACAGCGCATCAGCACTCACTTTCGCTCCCTCTCCCGCCCGCGGGAGAGGGTTGGGGTGAGGGTGGACGGCGGCCGACCTGAAATCAAACTTGTGACCGGCATGGGCTCACGCCTTTGGCGCCGACACCCTCACCCTCCCCACCGCTTCGCGGCGGGTCCCCTCCCTCTCCCGCAAGCGGGCGAGGGCAAAGTTGGTGCCTATGCGATGGCGGCAGGGCCGGTCGCCCTCTCCAACAAAGATCGAAAAAGATGACCCTGATTCTTGAGGACGGCAGCGGCCGGGCCGATGCCAATTGCTATGCCGACACGGCGTTCGCCGACGGCTACCACACTCCGCGCGGTCGGGCCGACTGGACCGCGGCGACTGTCGCGGCCCGAGAGGCGGCGCTGATCCAGGCCAGTGACGCCCTGGACGCCACCTACTCCTTCCGCGGCCACCGGTTGACCGCGGCCCAGGCTTTGGCCTGGCCGCGCTGCTGCGCCGAGGATAATTCGGGACGGCTGATCACCGGCGTGCCCGAGGCGGTGCGGCGGGCCTGCGCCGAATTGGCGTGGCGGGCGCTGGGCGGCGAACTGCTGCCCGACGAAGCGCGCGGCGGCCAGGTGGTCTCGGAAACCGTCGGCCCGATCTCCACCACCTATGCCGGCGGCGCCCCCGCCGGCACGGTGCGACGGCTGGTGGACGGCTTGCTGCGCGAGTTGGTGCGCGGCGGCCTTGACGTGGTGAGGGCGTAATGCCCAGCCGCCAACAGATCGCCGCCACCGTCGCCCGCCTGTTCGCCGCCGCCGGCGAGGTGGTCCGCCCCGCCACCCTCAGCCGCGGCACCGCCGGCACCTACGATCCGGCCAGCGGCGGCCCCGGCGAGACCGGTGTCACCGCCAGCGCGGCCATGGTCCTGTTCGACACCAACGCCCGGCCACGCTTCGGCCTGGCCGACGGACTGGCCATTCCGCCCAGCCAGGAACTGCTGTGGGTCACCGGCTGCAGCTTCGCCCCCCAGGCCGGCGACACCATCACCATCGACGGGATCACCCGCACCATCCACGACGCGGTGGACCTGTTCCATACCGGCGCACTGTTCCAGGTCGCCGCCCAGTAAGCCAAGGACATCCATGAGCAGCATCGACGCCAGCATCCGCGCGGCGCTGGAGACGCATCTGTGCGCCCTCACGCTCGCCACCACCGGCCCGCGTGCCGACATCGCCGCCACCCACAGCGGCTATAGCCGCGCCAGCGGCTCGTTCCTCGACGATGGCTTCCAGGTCGGCGACACCGTACAGCCGCAGGGCTTTGCCGCCAATACGGCGGCGCTGGTGCTGGCAGTCAGCAATACCGTGCTGGTAGTGGACGACGCCATCAAGGCCGAAGCCGCCGGCCCGACGGTCAGCCTGACCACCGTGCTCCCGGCACGGCGCAAGTTCGAGGGCCAGCCCTTCCTCAAGCCCAAGGACCAGCCGTGGCTGCGGGCGGCGCTGAAGCCGGCCGGAGCGCCTTTGGTGGCCTGGGGCACCGGCGGGCTGCTGCGCCACAGCGGCAGCTTCCTGGTCGAGCTGTTCGAGCCGGTCGACAACGGCCGGGGCCGGGCGCGCATCGAACGGCTGGCCGCCGCCTTGCGCAGCCATTTCCGCGCCGGCCAGGCCGTCAGCCATAACGCGACGCGGGTCCGCCTGACCAATGCCCAGCGCGCCGCCATCCAGGAAAGCCTGGAGGCGCTGAGCCTGCTGGTGACCATCGACTGGGCCTGCGAGGCCGCCAACTAGGAGATCCGCCATGAGCCTGCAGACCGGCATCGCCGTCGATGTCATCCATGCCGCCGAGGCCAGCTTCGCCGCCCTCGCCTCCTCTGGAATCGGCAAGCGGATACGCCGCACCACCTCGACCCTGGCGCTGTCCAAGGCCACCAACCAGTCGAGCGAGCTGCGGCCCGATTATCAGGTGGTCGACCTGCGCCACGGGCTGCGCAAGGTCAAGGGCGACATCCGCACCGAACTGTCGCTGGTTGCCCATGATGACTGGCTGGAGGCGGTGCTGCGTGGCGGCTGGAGCAGCGGCGCCACCATGGCCGCCGGAGCCACCATCACCGCCCTCGGCCATACCTTTACCCGCTCCGGCGGCTCGTGGCTGGCCGACGGGTTCAGGATCGGCGATGTGGCGCGCTGGAGCGGCCTGTCGGCCGGCAACGACGGCAGGCGGCTGCGGATCACCGACCTGACCGCCTCGGTGATGACGGTGGCCGAGACGGTGGAGACGGTGGCCAGCCCGGTAAGCGCGGCGTCGTGCAGCGTCGCCGGGCGCAAACTGACCAACGGCGTTCAACAGCACTCCTTCACCATCGAGCATGTCTTCGCCGACGCCGGCTTTTCGCAACTGTTCAGCGGCTGCCGCATCGGCAAGCTGGACCTGACACTGCCGGCCTCGGGCTTCGTCACCGCCACCTTTGGCGTCACCGGGCGCGACATGACGGTGCGCGAGGGGGCCGAGGCCCCCTATTTCACCGCCCCGGCCGCCTTCGCCACCCATCCGGCGCTGGCGACAGTGGACGGAACGCTGCGGCTGGGGGCCTCCGATATCGGCGTGGTCACCGGCCTCAACCTGAGCATCGACCTTGGCCTGAGCGGCGACGGCGTGCTGGGAACCGATGTGCTGCCGGAGATCTTCTATGGCCGCACCTCGGTCACCGGCACCCTGACCGCCTTCGTCGAGGATGCCTCGCTGCTGAAGAGCTTCGATGGCGAGGAGGAATTGGCGCTGCATGTGCTGCTGGCGGCGCCGGGCGCCGCCGCGGGTGGCTTCCTGGCCCTGCACCTGCCGCGCATCAAGTTCACCGGCGGCAGCATCCGGGTCGAGGGCGAACACGGCCTGCCGATCACCCTGCCATTCCAGGCACTGGGCCGCGTCGACGGCGATGCCCGCTATGACGCGGCGACGATCGTGCTGCAGCAGGCGGAGGTCTGAACCATGGCCTTCCACGACGTGCAGTTCCCTCCGGACATTGCCGTGGGGGCGGTGGGCGGGCCAGGCTATCACACCTCGGTGGTCACCCTGGCCTCGGGACGGGAAAAGCGCAACATCGACTGGTCCGACGCCCGCTGCGTCTGGGACGTGGCGCACGGGCTGAAGACCCAGGACCAACTGGACCGGCTGCTGGCGTTTTTCCGCGCCCGCCAGGGCAAGGCCCACGCCTTCCGCTTCAAGGACTGGAGCGACTTCGTCCTTGGCCGCCAAACCATCGCCAGTGGAGACGGCACGACAAAAGCCTTCCAGTTGCTCAAGACTTATGCCGATGCCGCCGGCTATCAGGCGGTGCGCCGCGTCACCCGGCCGGTGTTCGGCACCGTGCGGGTGTGGGTGGGCGGGGCCGAACGGCATGACACCGTCATCGACCACGCCACCGGCATCGTCTCGTTCGCCACCGCCCCGGGCAGCGGGATGAGCGTCGAGGCACAGTGCCAGTTCGACGTGCCGGCGCGGTTCGACACCGATCAGATGCAGGTGACCATCGAGGACTACGGCACCTACAGCTGGGGCCAGATCCCGGTGGTGGAGGTCAAGGAATGAAGGATTGCAGCGCCGCCCTGGCCGCTCATCTGCCCGAGGACGTCACCCGGCTGGCGACCCTGTGGCGGCTGACCCGAACCGACGAGACGGTGATGGGCTTCACCGACCACGACCGCGACCTGGCCGTCGACGGCCTGACCTACCGCGCGGCCACCGGCTTCACCCCCACCAGCATCGCCAGCAGCTCCGGCCTGTCGGTGGACAACCTGGATATCCAGTCGGTGCTGGACAGCGCCGAGATCACCGAAGCCGACCTGCGCGCCGGGGTCTACGACTATGCCACCATCGAAGTGAGGCTGGTCGACCACGGCAATCCCGGCAACGGCTCCCTGTTCCTGCGCAAGGGCACGCTGGGGCAGGTGAAGATGTCCGGCCCCAGCTTCGTCGCCGAGCTGCGCGGCATGACCCAGGCCTTCGCCAACCAGATCGGCCAGCTCTACACCCCGACCTGCCGCGCCGACCTGGGCGATGACCGCTGTGGCGTCGACCTGACCGGCATCACCGTCAGCGGCATCGTCCAGACGGTCACCAGCCAGCGCCGCTTCGCCGACCCGAGGTGCGCCCAACCGGACGGCTGGTTCCGCAACGGGCTGGTGACCTGGACCGGGGGCGCCAATGCCGGGCTGAGCATGGAGGTGCGGGCCTTTTCCGCCGGCGCCTTCGACCTGTTCCTGCCGATGGCGCGGCCGATCGTCCCCGGCGACACCTACAAGGCGCAGGCCGGCTGCAACAAGCTGTTCGATACCTGCCGCGACAAGTTCGCCAACAGCGCCGCCTTTCGCGGCGAGCCGCATGTGCCCGGCACCGACTTCCTGACCACCTCGGCGGGCGACTGAGCCATGGCCAGCCCGGAAGAGATCCTGGCCGAGGCGCGGCGCTGGCTGGACACGCCATTCCGCCATCAGGGCCGCTGCCTGGGCGTCGGCGTCGACTGCATCGGCCTGATCGTCGGCGTGGCGCGCGGCCTGGGCCTGGAGGCCCGCGACCGCACCGACTACCCGCGCCAGCCCGACGGCGTCCATCTCGAGGCTGCGCTGGATACGCAACTCCGGCGACTGGCGCCCGGCCGGACCCGGCCCGGCGACGTGCTGCTGATGCGCATCCGCCGCCTGCCGCAGCACGTCGGCATCCTGGCCGAGCACGGCACCCTGATCCACGCCCATTCCGCCGCCGGCCGGGTGGTGGAGATGCGCCTGGATGAGCGCTGGTGGGACCGGGTGGTGGCGGCGTATCGGTTTCCGGGGGCGTGATCGCTCGGACCGCATATTATCTGTCGGCCTGCCAGTAAGCTCCTATTAGAGCGGTTTCCGATCAGGTTGCATACCCTGCCTCATGAAAGAGCCTGCGGCATTCGGCCGGGGTGACCAAGTCAATGACGCGGCCGATCGCGTTCCATAGGTCATCTTTTGTCCGAGCTGCGG